GTTTTACTAGCTTTTGATATTTTTTGATTTGGATTCTGAAACACTAATCTTAAATCTATACTAGGATTTGATTGCAATACATGTTTCATTTTTTTACGGTCCGTTGCAGTCCAACGTCCTTTAGTTTCTATATACATCAAAGTTCCATCTCGTTTTGTGAACACAAAGTCCGGTGTATATTTGTGTTTTGTTTCAGGGACTGTGTATTGAAGTGTTTCAGTTTCATAGTTCACTTCATAATCGTTTGATTTGATTTGTTCTGCTACAGTTAATTCTAAACCTGATTTATAACCGTATTTGTAAGCTGCTTGGCGTTGTTTGCTACCAGCAGTATGCCAATGATTTCGTTTCATAACTATTATTCTATATTTGGTGGTGTTACCGGTTCTATTTCATATTCAGGATCTATATCCGGCGGTCCAGCTCCTAAATTTACTTGTTGTAATTTATCTATAATAAAATCAAAATAATCTTCTTGTGATTTTAACGTAGTTAAATATAATCTAGATTTTACAATATCTAATATTTTTTGCATTTCATCTTTAGATTTATAATAAATTTCACCAGTATCTTGATTACATTTAAAAGATGAAAAATCTACCCATGGAATAACTTCTAAATATCCATTTAAATATTCAATTCCTGCTTCTCGAATAACATTGCCTGCTTTTGTTTTATATGAAGCTTTTTCATTAGGCTTTGAAAAATAAGGCTCATCCGTAGTTATTGGAGCAAGTTTTGCCCATTTATATTGATCCGGCCCATATGAATCGTATTTTGAATCAGGAGCCATATAATTACCAGTTCTCGTAATCGTTTTTGTAGGTAGTTGCGGTGTTTTAGCATCTGGGTCATATCCACTATATCCAGTAAAATCATTCCATGAATATTTATTACCATCTTTTAATATTAAATATTTTAAATTATCAGGTAAATTATTATATAACTGTTTTAAATATTCATCATATGATTTAAATCCTAAACTTATTGCCCCTGGCCAAATAAATCTAGATACTTGATCTTTATCGGTCCATGAATCTAATTGATCTCGAAAACTTTTATCGTAAAAATCAATGTATTTTTGATTAATTTCTTCAACTTTAGCATTCGGTTTAGTTATAAAAGTAGTTTGCCATTTAGCATCATCAAATAATAAATCATTATAATCTGTTTCTGAATATTGTCTTTTAATTAAATCATTTAAAACTTTAACACTACTCCAACTAGTTTTTTCTATATTACAAGCTTGCCGAACTTGATATGAATTTTCCGATGTTGCTTTTTCTTTAGATATACCTTGTATATTTTTAGACCATTTTATCCATTCATCATACTGATAAGTTATATATATGTAATTTTCCTCTTGCGTATTTGAATCGATATTAATAACTTGCTGTATTGTGTCATCGTTTTGTATTATTGCAAAACATGTAAAAGTACTAATTTCTTTAGGGAATTCTAAAGATTCTATAAATTCTACTTGTTCACGATTTTTTTCAGTTGTAGCCAATGTAATTACATCTTGTTGTACACCTTGATTTATTTCTGCTAATTCAGTATTAGTAGTATTGTATCGATTTAAATATTCAGTATATGTTAAACATTTAGATTGTAATATACTAAATCTAGTTGGTTGAATAACATCGTCAGAGATTCCTAAACTTACATCTCGAACATCTTTATCTTGAAACGTAACTTTTTCATCTTCTTTTTTTGTTGAAAATTCAAAAAATTTATCAAGCGTAAATATCCAAAACATTAAGCTAAATGATTCAGTACCAGTTGGAGTATTTCCCATTATAACTATGTGATTTTCATCTAAAACATCATTATATCCAGCTACAGTTTTTTCATTGAAAAAATTATTTACAACTTGTACTATATTTTTTTGATAATGTCTGCCTAAATTTACATCTGACTTTTCAATTCCTGGATTATATTGTTCCCATTCTTCATCTGATATTTCTTGATCAACAACAACTTTAAATCCTTGAACAGCTCCAGCATCTTCCGATTCAGTTTTTTCATTTTGTTCTAATGGATAAATAGTTCCTTTAACTACTTGTTCGAATAAAAATTTACGTATAATATTTTCTAACAATCTACTCATTCTATATATAAATATCTACCAATCTATTAGTACTAATCTGTTAGACCAACGCATAACATTATCTGTTTTAAAATCTAAATCTAAAGATAAATTAGTGATACCCATTTTACCAATATCTGTCTGCAGAGCTCTCAAAAACGTAACTAACTCTTGATCTTGATCACGACCACCTTCCGCATCTAAATAATCAAATATAGAAACTTCGCCTCCTTGTTCTCTAGCAAATTGTTTATATGATTCCATGAATTGATCTATGTTTCTAACATCATTACTATTTAAACGATCTGCTTTTGCCATAATATACATTTGTCGTTGTTCATTAACATAATATACTGGAATAAATGTGCTGAATTCTGTGTATCTACCTACGATTACACTTGCAACTTCAAATTCATCAGATTCTGTAGTTATCTTAAAAAGTTTATCTTCTCCGTCAATTTCATAGACACGACCATTATCTCCTTGATCAAAAAAACGAAATTCTTCATTTTTTATTTTGTCAAGAAGTCTACTAACATCTTCTTGTTTAAGTTCTGTTAATAATTTTTTTAATCGTATCATTTAATTGGCTTTTTATCTAAATCTATTCTAATTAAAAAATTTATATCTACATCATTTCTTTTGCGTATTGGCTGTGCTAATTTACCTATTGCTAATAATTGTCCTGCATCATTGTATAAACCAATACTAGTTACATAAGGAGCAAAATCACTACCAGAAACAAAACTACGATATGTTTGATTGTTATCTTTTGTCAACGTTACATTAGTAGACATATTAAAATCACCAGCATCTAAACGAGTAGTTACTCCTAATTCATGCATAGTTACAGTGCTTTTATATGAAGCAGTAAACGGTGTTTCTAATAAATCATCTACTCGATAATCTGCAGAACTAAACACAACAATACCTTGTTTTCCAAAAACATTTCCAACATATTGTGTTTGAAGAGCAGTACCTCCTTCAGTTCGATCTGCCAAATATCCTACTTGAGTGCTAGTTAATGCTTTATTGTATATTCTTATTTCATCAAGTTGTCCTTGCAAATTAAAACTACTAGTGGAATATCCTCCGATACTTAACAAATGATCATTATCAATTCGTGCTGATGCAGAATATGGAGATTGTATATCTTCTAATAAAATGCTAGAAGCTGATGCATGAATAGTTCCATCAATATACATTTGCAATTCACTGCCTGTTTTCTGACAAACTACATGAGTCCATGAACTAGAAACATCTGCAGAAGAAGTAATCATAGCGTTAAATTCAGTGCTACCTGCTGCACTAAAACGTAACTGATTGCTACCACTTAGTTCTACACGAAATGGATATTGTGGAGTTCTAGAACTAGTAGATTTAGTAATAACTACTTGATTAGTTGTTCCACTATTAGCTCCACTAATAAAAAATGAAATAGCATAATCTTCATTGCGATTATATTCTCCCGATACTGTGTCTTGAATATATCCTGATCCTGTAAAATAAGCAGATAACCCTAATGGTAATTGTCTTGCATTACTAGTTGGTATTCCATCAACATATGTAACTCCTGCACTTTGATATGTAATTCGATTAGTATCAAAATATTCATTGAATCCTTCATTCCATTTTACATCTGTAATAATAGAAGCAGTGTTAAAAGCTGAGTCAACGATATTTCCATAACGGTCAGATTCAAAAGATCCAGACACACTACTTGTGAATTGAAACGAAGCTGGTTTTACAGATTCGCCTACTTTATTTTGAGGTATTGCTAATATTGAAGCAGACTCATATAAATGTTTTTTAGTTCGATTTAAATTAGTAGGACCAAATGTTTTCGATGGTTCTGTTTTATTTTTATAATATAAATGATTAATAGAAAAATAAGTTAAAGTTTGCAAACTATCATCAACGTTTTTTGCATCATTATACGTTAATTCAGAACCTATCATAGGCAATACGTTAACATCACTATATACACCTTTTAAAGGTAATGCACTACTAGTAGCGCTACCTGATAATATTTCAAATGTTTTATTTGCTTGAAATGTATTTATCCGTACATCAGCTTGATTAATTTTTTTGAAAACTGTTGGGTACGTATTTTCATACGGATTTTCTTTTATTTTGCTTTTGATTTGTGCCATAATAGTAAAAAGCCCCGAGACATTTATTATAAATATACCGGGGCTACAATCTTATGGTTTTTATTAGAAGTCTAATTTAACACGTATCAATGCTTCTCTTTGGAATGATTTTAATAACGGTTTTGAAAGTTTTGCTACTGCTAATAACTCTTGTGAATCATTATACAATCCAACCGTAGTGATATATGTTTTAGGATCTCCTACAAAACTAGTTTGTGCTAATTCTCCTGCGCTTCCTGTAGTATATGAAGGATTATTTGAGAAGTTATATTCTGCATTTTTAATTCTAACAAAATAATGTGTGCTTGTTATTTTTTCTGAATTTCTTGCAAGGAATCCATATGGATCACTTGTAGAAGGATTAGTTAACAATGCAGATCCTGATATAGAATGGAATAAACGGAAATGATTATTACCTTCTGAGTCAGATCCGGTATTAGTTTGGAAATTAAGTTGTTGATCTAACATTTTTCCGTCTAATATTAAAGTACCATAATCTGGATATGCTAATCCATAATAAACAGGTGCAGATGAGTTATAAACTCCACTATTAATAGAACCTGATACTATATTATAAACTTTACCAGCTGGTGTTACACTTGCATCAGATAAACCTGAGTCATCAATCAATGTAAATACCGGACCACTCGCACTAACAACAGTATTACTACCAGTTGCATTAAGATCTGCAGATGCAGACATATATCCTAATGGTAATTCAAAGTTACCCGCATCTAAACGTTCTTTTAATCTGTTACGTTTAAAATTAACAACATAAATTGAGTCTGTGCTTCCGGATCCTTGTGTAGTAAATCTTGTATCAGTAGGACTTAATAAAAGTTGACGGTATTGTGAATAAACTGCTTTTGAGGCAATATTTGCATTTGTTCCAACTGAGTCAGATCCACTACCTAATGCATGACCATATGCTACAGAAAATTGCACAGCACTACCAGTTGCTGCTGGGTCTTTTTGAAACACATCAACATAATATCTTCGTTGAGCATCTGTTTGAGTTGAACTAGTAAAATAAGTAGTTAAACTTGCTACATTATCACTCCATAAACCAGCAGTTACAGTTTCTGTTTGATTGTCTACAATATCATTTACTGTATCAAATTTAGTAAATGTTCTGCCGTTTCTTGCTAATATTTGCGATTGTTGTTGTTCTGCAATAATCTCTCTCGCGCGGGCTCGAGCTAATTGTTCAACTTGAAGACTTAAATCTACTGTATTTGCATTTGCAGCTTGTGCCGCAGCAGCATCAGCATTAGGTATTGGTTGTACAGGTCGATTAGGTACGATTCCAATTCTTTGTTGTTTTTTTAATTGTTTAATAGTTTTCATGTTATTCTTTTTTATGATGCTAATGCATTAGGAGCAGTTATCTTTTTCACGGTTAAATTAACAGTTACACTACCACCGGTTTCATTTCCGATAACCGTAATTGTTGCTGTTTTGTCTGTTTGAAGTAAATCTTTAGCTACAACTCTAACAGAGAATCCTGTAACCGAAACGCTTTGTGCATCTTCATTATCTCCAATAAATCTTGGTGTCGTTGGAAGCACTGAATTTTGCAATGCTCTTTCAATTTGAAGATCTGCTATTGTGCTATCAGACAATATAAATGTATATCCTAAATTAGAATTACCTCCTTTAATATTAGTAGTATTAGGAGATATTACTGCACTTTCACCACCAGTTAATGTTATAGCACTATTACCTACAGCTACTACTGGCATATTAGTAGTTTGTTTTGGAAGTGTTACTAATTTGTATTTTAATGCTTGTGTTTCATCAGGAACTGCTTCAGTTATCGGCATATTTTCTATAATAGCACCATAATAACTAGTCCCTCTTGTGTCTGCAGGATTCCATAATGAATAATCTACTTCATCATCTCCTACAGCAAACTGTGTAATATTAAACGCATTGCCACCTTTAGCTAATAATTCACGACCTTTTAACGTGAGTATTGCATCTACTGTTACACTTGAATTATCTAAATATCCCATATTGTTACCTTAATTTTATATAAATATTGCTAATGTTATTTTTGATGTTAAACTAATGCAAAACTTCCTCTATCATTAGTTTGTTGTTGATATATTAATTGATTTGGGTTAGCATCACGTACTTCAACTGGTGCTCCATTATCGACAGTTTGTCTGCTTCGTATATTAAATCCAGCACTTGTTAATTTGCTTCCATCATATTTTTGACGGAATATTCCGGTTGGTAAATAATCCTGAACTTCTGCAAATTTTAAAATACTTCCTGATCCATATGTTCCAGAACCATATGAATAACTTCCATATGACGTTCCTTCGGTATTTACGATTTCTTTTATTTCAGATAAACTTGCAGAAAGTATAGTAGGATTAAGTGCTTCACTTCTCCAATATGGAGATGACGCAGTAACATACATACTTCCAGATCTAATTAGATAATTATATGAATATGTAGTACCATCATAGTTATCATCAGACCCAGTTAAATATGCTTGATATTGATCATCATCGATTGCTGATATCATTGCAACTTTGTCTTGAACTGAACCTATATAGTAAGGATAATCTGCACTAGCAGTAGGATCAATATTATCTATAGTTACATTATATGAATCCGTAAATCTTTCTACAGTAGGAAGTATACTATCTTTACTACGTTCTAATACATTTGGCTGTACTAATACTCCTGTTAATTTATCAGCCCGGGCTGGTAAAAGTTGTTCTAATTGTTTAAAGAATGATAAATCAAACAAAGTAAACATGTTAATATAAGCATTAACATCGTTCGACTCGGTGTATTTTTTCCAATAATCTCTGGCTCGACGAATTAAATCGGGATATGATTTAGCATTAATATCACCAGGGTCGCCAATATAATCATCTAATGCAGTAAACCCTAATTGAGCAATAATATCTTCATCAATCATTGTTTGTGGTGAAAAATATATTCCTAATTTATTGCTATCTAAAGGAGCTTTATCAAATTGAGAACGTTCAGCTCTTGTTTTAACATCTAATTGACCAACTAAATCGTTATCTTCTAAACGTATTTTATTGTCATCAAATGTTCCCACACCTAATGATATAGCGTCATAATAATATGTTTCTTCTAATGAGTCATAAGGAGTATCATTAGTCCAACTTGCAAAAGAAGCAGATATATCTGAAGGATTAGGTTCAACACCAACTAAACTTGATGTCGCTGCATGATCTATTTTTTGTGTTAATGGTAATCGAAATACTAGTTCATCATATGCAGATGTATTACCATCATATGCAGCAGGTGCTTTAACATGATTATTAAATGCCGAATCTTGTAAACTACTAGTCCATAATCTTAATTCTTGAAGTTGACCTTGTAATCGACTACCACCGGTAGTTCCACCTAGTGTCAATGTTCCTGAGCTAGCAAAAGAAGCTGCATCTGATGCTGACACGGCTGCGACAATTTTTCCGTATTTAGATTTTTTAGCTACAACTTCTAAATTAGATCCATCTTTTCTCAGTACTGCAGTTAACCAACCTCCATCAAATAATTCTATAGTACCACTGTCAGTTCCATTAATTTGAATAGTACCCAAAGTACCAGAACTATAATCCAATGTTACTGTGTTAGTACCAATTGTAAATAAATTCATGGTGCTAGGCACTAATGGATTAGCTATAACATCATCCGTACGGAAACGAAGTTCAACTGCTTCTATAGGTTGATCATAATTAACAGTTACTGTTCCTGCAGTGTTATTAATTAAATCTAGAGCATAATCAAAATTTAATTTTTCATATACTGGAGCTCTTTCAATCCTAGGTCCGCCATATTCATTAATAGAAATAAACGATTCAGGAACTCCATAACAAGCTAACAACGCTCTTACACTTCGTTTCGTTCCTTTTGATTTTAATAATAATGGTAAATTATTTATAATGCGACGCCAAACTGTATACGTCATATCTTGTCCAGATGTCGAAGAATTAGTTACTGAATTTGACCCGGTTAACGGAGTACCTGTTTCTGAAACTCCAAGTGCATATTCCCATAATTCTTTATACTGATTACCATTTGTTAAAGTCCACCCAAATTGATTAGCTACATTATAAAGTAATTCATTTGGCATTGACTTTTTAATATTTTCTTCACGTTGATTGATTCGTGTCATGTTTGAAATATACGTGTAAAGTATATCAAAATGTTGACCTAACATGTATACAAATGTAGTTATTGCATCATATTTTGAATCTAAGCGAAGATAATCAGGAATTGTTAATGCTAAAGAATTATTGTTTAAATTATCATAAAGTGAAGCACTTTCATATACAGGATTATACCAATCTGTAAATTGACTTGAAGTAATTGAATATAATATATAAGGTACGTTAGAGTTTTGTTTTGGAACTGGTTGTATATAACTTCCTGTAACTTGCGGTACCGTTGCATCTATAATTGGAATATCATGTGTTGTTAATCTTGAAGATGATTCATAATAAAGATATCTTTCAAAATTGTCAAATCCTCCTATTAAATTAGATCTTAAAGACTCATAATCTCCTTGATTAGTAGTAGCAGCACTACCAGATATACTTCCTAAACTTGCACTTTGTGCAGTATAATATTCAATTAATTCTAATTTATACCTAAAGTTTTTTAATCGTTCTGTAGCTGAACTATAAAATACAAAATTATTAAAATCTGAATAATCAATATTCAAAGACATTCCAGATAAACTTCCAGAAAAATAATGATCTACAATTTGTTGTGATGTATTTTTAGATGATCCTAATAAATCATTCCAAGCTTTTAATCCTGTCTCTGTAGAAGTATTATATGTAGGAGTTGCATCCCAATTAGGGTTTGATAGTTGATTGAATGATTTTTGTAACTGAGATGGAATAATGTTTACTCGATCTACGTAAGGAGCTTTTTGTTCTTCAACTAACCAACATTTAAAATCTTTCTGAAACTCTTCAGGTAACGCATCAACTAATTTAACATATACGTATTCTCCAACTACAACACTATTAATATATTGCACACATTGATTTCTGCTAAAATTCAATAAATACGTTTTATGTAAACTGTCTACTGCAGTTTGATTAACAGTTTCTGCATAATTAGCTGCCTGTAATGCAAATTCAGAATCTTCCACATCAATCGCTCGTAATCGTATTTCTTTTCTATCTGGAGAAATTTCATCAATTCTTAAATGTTGTTGTTCATAACTACCAATTAAGTTTCTAAAGAAATTTAAAACTATGCGAAATGTACCAGACGTAAGTTGTAAATCTTGTAATTGTTGATAAAGATCTATTCGAATAGCTCGAGAAGTTCGTATCGTACGATTAGTATTTTTATCTATAAACTGCTTATTATTATTTTGAAAAGATATTTTATGATTACCCGTTACCCAAGATTCATCTGAATATACATGAAATTCAATCCGATTATTTGTATTATCAGTAACAATATCAGTATTAACATCATAAGTATTACCTCTTTTATCTACAGAAAAAAACTGTTGTTTAGATTGTGGTAATCTCTGAGCAGCAATGGACTTAACAGCTGATTTAATTTGGTCTATATTTGAATATTGTTTTATCATGTAAATATCTGAACTTCTTGATCGTTAACAGTACTCCTTTTTGCTTGTATTTCTAGTTGCGAGTTACGAACTAACGTGTTTTTACTAAATTGATATACCCCAACATTTGGATTACTAGATGTAGATCCATATATACTAGGCTGTACAGGTATATCTACTATATCAATATCCCAATAAGAATTTTGTGCTAATATATAACCTCTCTTTCTAGAACCAGCTACAATTGTATATATATCTCCCGGCTTTATAGCATCCATATCTACTATATATGTCATTGATAAAACAGGATAATCTACACTATCAGCTTTATTTTGAAAATTATGTGGATTATTACTATCATCTATAAAAGATTCGGTTAATAATTCTATTACTTTAAAATTTGCATCATAAAATCTAGGATTTCGTTTTTTTAAACGCATTCGTATTTCTGATTGTCCATCTGCAGGAATAGTGCGATACTGTGTGAATATTTTAAAGCGTATAGTTTTATTTTCATTTTTCAACGTTTCTATCATATCCTCAGTTATAGTATAACTATTAGGAGTTGGTTGAGTCAATCCGCCAGGGCCTCCATTAAACTGTAATTCTCTGAAATATCCTGATGCAGAGTCATCTCCATTATACCACGCAGGTGTTGCTTCTGAATAAATTTTTTGATAATTTTGCGGTTGATTTTTTTCACTTACCGGTACTGGTATAGTTAATTTAGCAGAAACATTATCCGAATCGATATCTAAATCAATATCCAAATTTATATCTATACCTGTTTCATTAACACGTACTGGAAATTTAAAATAATTAAATTGTGTGTCTAAAACTTTTATTACCGAACTATTTAAAATTTTTTTATATATTGTTTCAATTGATAATAACTGATTTTCTTGATCTTCTCGAAACAATACATTACCTGCATCATCACGTTCTACTACAGAATCAATATTAGATAAACGAGTAATACCTTGTTCATCATACTTAACATCATGATCTAATTCTATAGGGTCAAAAAGAGGTCTACTAAATTTTGGATTTCTTGCCATTATCTAACTACTTTAAAATAAATTTGGTCGTCGATATATTCTTCTGTAAATCCATCTACAATTTTTAATTCTATGCGATAATATCTTTCTGGCATAAAACTATTCATATCTACGTAAATGAAATTACTAGTGCTATCACAACTTACTTTATTATAAATATTATCAAACGGAATTATGTATTCATCTGTTGCGGCATCCCGAATTGCATAATATGTAGTAGTAGGTAAATGTTTAACTGTTTGGTTAGGAAATAAATTTGTTGGAGATTTTTGAGGATATTTATCACGAGCATAAATTCTTATTTTAGTTATCTCCGTATCCTTATAAGTTGGTTTTGTTTTGCTGTAAGTTAAATATGAATCTAGATCTACCGACGACAATGATCCTGTTGTAAAAGTGCTATTATCCCAGTACATAGTTAATCTAGGAACATATATAGTATGGGTTTCGCGACTAAAAAATCTTATAATTCCTTTTTTAATTGAGTCAGCTTCATCTGCTTCAGAAAACTTAACTAAAAATCCATTATTTGCAACATCAACACCACCACTACCAGATATCCAAGTTTTAACAGCTCCAGTAACATCCATATTAATATCAGTAGGCCGTAAACTAAATTCTTCATTAGTGTCTAGACCAGGTTGATAAAAATATGAAGAATCAAAAGAAGATGTATCGAATACCCCACTACCTGATTGATACAACCAACTACCTCCTGATCCAGATCCTGATATAAATAAGCTCGGAGCTCCAATATTAACAGAGCTTGAATAATTTGTTGTAACAGACGCAGATACAGAAGAAGATATAATTTGATATGTAGATATCCAATCAGATCCAGATATTGTGTCAGTCCAAACAGAACCACTTACAATCATCGATCCACTAACAGGAGAAAATGACCAAGAAGCATATGGCTCAGCCCATGATATTCCGTCTGTTGTAGCAGTATTATCATTTTCAAATCCAGTACCATTAGTCCACGGCTGTCCCATTAACTTAGCATCTAATGTATATTCAGCTGGTAAATTTTTTGCATGGGTTGTATATAATTGTAATACGAATTTACAAGAATTTAAATCTGCAGAATATTTTGTTAATGTGTCTGTTATTTCAGACATATCAAATTTAACAACAAATCTAGATTTAACTAATGTTTCACCATCAGTATCAAGTTGTTTTCCTACTTGAAGTATTTCATCTAAACCTGTATTATAAGACTCAAGACTTGTAGCCTCATACATAGTTGCATCACTATCTGCATAAAATATTCTAAACATAATTAACTTCCCGATCCGGTACTAATCATCAAGTAGCTACCACTTCTCCAAAGTTGTCCTGAATTACCCGGATCTGACGTTGGTAGTGAACCCGTAATAAATACAATTCCAGATTGAACATCTAATCTTTCGACAGAAGCAGACACTGCTGTTACTGAAGATCCACTCATATATGAACTTGAAATTGCGTTAACTACATATGAAGCAGTTTGAGCTGTATTAACATATGAAGCACTTTGTGCTAATGTTACATAAGAAGCTGTGTCAGCTGTTCCTGTTAATGTTCCAATTAAACTTCCTGTTACGTTTACCGATCCAGAAAATGCAATATCTTCAACAGTATTACCAGTTAAAACATTGTATACGTCAGAAACATAACTTGCTGAAATAAGGCCTCCTGCAACAATACTTGTGCGATTATCTCGTATTACGCCCATTTTATAGTCCTTTTAGTATAAATATAAAGATGTTAAGAACTTACGACTCTGCCTCGTATATCTTGATTAGGAAATTTTACTTCGAATATACTAGGGTCTAATGAAGGATAAATTACTCCATTACGTGTAGCAGATGCTAAATCATATACATTACCAGAATACCCTCGATCACTATCATATTTATTTTCAAAATAAACATTAACGACATTTTGTACACCAGGAATATTTCCTATTATATTCTGTGCTTCTGATTTTATAATTGGTTGATTGATTTGCCAACGATCAACATCGAAATATTTTTTTAATTCATTAACACAATTCAATAAAACTTCATTGCTATTATAATTTGATAATACAGATATTTCAAATTGAAAAGCTATATTAATAATAAATGCATCTTTTATATTTATAGCATCCGTTAACATTCTATAATAATCTAGATATGTTTTTAAATTGTTTTTTACAGCATCATTTAGTTGTGTTAACTGTTTAGATTGATTGAATCCTAAAACATATAAATTCATTGCTAATGGATTAGGAATTCTGTTTGATTCTGCATCTTTTTGTGAAATTTGATCGTCTGGTACAATATATGCTTTGGCTACATTACCAAATTTTGCTGGCATCGAATATGAACGAATTATGTAATCTTCTCTTGTTACTAAACGATTTTGTGTTGCAAAATTACCCAATGCATTGTTTTTAATATCTTGTAATGAGTCTCTGTCTTTAGCACCAATTGCTGGAGCTTCGTTATTAACTGCAACAGTTGTTTTTACAAAATTAACAATTCCTGCATTGTTAGTGCTATTAACATCATCATCATATTCTACAAAATCAATTTCAGTTAAAGTGTTTGCAGAAACATTGTCTGCCAAACCATTACCTACAGTATACGTAACTGTTAATGTAGTATTAGCAGGAGCCTGTCCATATGTTCTTGTTTTTAAAAAATTATCAGGTGCTATATCAACATCTAAATTTCTACGAAATCCAGCTAATCCATTACCAACGTTATCAGGATTAGGAACTATTTCTTCATCATTATTACTAGAAATACCAGCTCCAAATTGCAATTCTGTTTTATTATCACTTCTTCGACGCAATATAAAACGTTTTGAAGTTTTACGTAGTTTTAACAAGCTAGGTGCAGATGATCTATAATTTACAAAATCTGGATCATTTTCCAATAAATTAGGAACAGATTCAAAAATAGTATCTTGTGCTAAATACGAAACTTCAGTCCACGCATCACCATCTGATTCTTCTACTGAAACAATATCAATAACATTTTCATCAGGCAATACAAATTTATCATATTCAACAGGATCGGTAAAATCATAACGTTTAGTTTTAACTTCTCCAGATACTGCTTTTACTTTTTTCTTTAAAAGATAATATGTTGGTAAATTTGTAGAAGTATCTGATTCATAGATTGTTACTTCTGTAGTATCAAAACTAGATGAAAAACCAAAATCAACAGCATCTAACGTTCTAAAAGTTGCAGATCCATCTTTTTCTTTGATTCGCATTCCTGGTTTTATTGATAATGCATAATCAAAATCTGGCCGGACGGCATCGCCGGTACCGGTAGCAGGAACTAATTGAAATATATCCAATGTAGTTGATGCTGGAATAACAGCACTTGTTTGATAGCCTAATGTTTTAGCAAGATCATAAACATTGCCACGTTCTGATGCTTGATCTAATAATGATTCTCTTAAATTATTATCAGCATAAAAAGAAAGAACATCACCTACATATGCTGCTAATTCAATAAATAAAGATCCGGGAGATGATTCATTAAAGTCAGTGTATGTGTTAGGAAAATATTGTTTAGCAAACTGTATCAGATTGTTTCTAAACCCGTTAAAATCTTTTCCTAAATATGTAACATCTTTTGCATTTTTCATTTATTTGCCTTTAATTAAGATGGTCTATCCACAACAATTGTTCCTGTATCTGTTAGCTCCAATGTTATAGTTGCAGTATCAAATTCATTAACTGAAAATGATATTGTGGTTTTTACGAGATGTATAAAATTAGGATCATCTTCTGCAGTTATAGTATCAACTAACGTTAAATTTATATATGGCAACCAATATGAAACAGCTTCAGATATTGTATCTTCAATAGTTTCTTTTAATTCAGATACATTTGGTTGAAACAATATATTGAAAAGTTCTGTTCCAAATGTTGGTAATAATATACGTTCTCCTTTTCTGGTTAAAAGTAAATTTTTTAAATTTTCATATGCTTGATCAATATCAATAAAATTTGACTTAAATAATTGACCACCAGAAACTAAACTAATACCTAATCCTGTAGTCTTAGCTGCAACTTCATTTGGTGATATTATTTTATATGCCAATTATTTACCTTTCTTTTTATCAATAGCTTTCATTAAACCTCGATAGTCTCTTGTCAGTGCTTTTGCAACAACAGGATCTACTTTCATGTTTTTACCAGTTTCTGGATCTTCCATTATCTGCGGAGCTGTGTTTCCTCGAAGCATTCCAAATCCTTGAGCATCATTTGAATTAAAAGACATTGCTGGTTCAGTCATCAATTCTGAATATGATGGTGTCGACTCACGCAATGAATCTGTTTCATTTAGTATGTCAGAAAAGTTGTTTCTGGTAAACATGGTTTTCTTTTTTCTTTTTGGAGCCGGTGGTG